AAGACCAGAACCACCGCCCATCTCTTTAGTAGGAACGTAAGCGCCAATGACATCGTAGGTGTGGTTGGTAACAATCAGAGGAATGTCTGCCTGCCCCAGTTTCAGAGTCAACATACGGAACGCACCTTTGATCAGTTGGGATTTGGTCATGTCCCGAACCTGCTTGTCGTTAAGCGTGTCGTTGATCTCTTTCTCTGTGGAAAGCATACCAAGAGAGTCTAGAACAAACATGCAAGGTTTGCGCTCATCTTCCGCTTTTTTTAAGTATAGGTCAACTGCCTTGAGTGCCTTGCTACGAAACTCTTCGATCGTAACAACGTTGACCACGGCAACACGATTCAGGTCAATACCCCGATCTGCCAGAAGAGACTTGTTAACAGCGGCTTCAGTGTCAAAGTATAGACAATAACCATCAGGGTTAGTATCAAGGAAGTTCTTGACGACAGCAAGGGAGAAAAAAGTTTTTCCAGTAGAAGACTCGCCAGCAATGGCAGTAATCTTATTGCCAGATACGCCGCCAAAAACACTGCCTGAAACAAGTGCGTTAAAAATGTACGAACCTGTGTCAACATAGTGTTCTGTTTCATCGATATCAGCGGCGATCTTTGTATAGTCGTCACCAATCTCTTTTACAATGTCCTTAAGAAAATCCATCAAACTACAAATCCAAACTTTTCACGTGCAATTTTTTTGTAAGGTCCGCCAGGATTCTCCTCGCGAATCTCTTTAATAATTTTGAGTTTTTGATACAGAGAAGTATCTCCACCAAGGCGCAGAGCACCAACAATAGTGGATAGTTCTTGGTCGTTGATAGGCAAGTCCATCAGGCAAAAAAGAGTTCTAGGTTGACAGTTTTTTCTACACTCCATCCGATGGAGTCTAGGATAATCTTGAGGGGTTCGACAAAGGACTTTTCAAATTGTAGGTCATAGTCCACATATTTGTCCAGCCCAATCTCAGAGGGAAAGTCCTGAATGAAGGAAAGAACATTCTCATGTATCGGATTTGGTTTCATCAGATAACAGAACTTGATCTTCTCTCCATTCTGAATTAACGAATACTTGTTCGTCAGTTTTCTTTCTTTGATGTAGTGATTGAAAAGCAGGGCACCGCGACAATGAATGGGCGTGCCTTTCTCATAGATCGCAGATACGGATCTATACTTCTCAACATCTGAAACTGATCGGGGGAAAGAAATATCCTCAGGGGGCAGACTCTTGAATTTCTTTCTAGAGTCATCAATGAACTTAATCAGTTCATCTTCAGTGCCAGTCATCAAGATATCAAAAGCATCCTTAAGCATTTGGCGACAGGGAGCAGGAGTCGAAGACTTGACAGACTCAATGCCCATCACCTTCAACTTGGGTTTCTCATAGCGGACACCTTCACTGTCCCATACGTTGAGAATGTATCGCTTCTTCGCGGTCCAGATACCACGATCAGCAATGTTCTCACGCTTCATGAACATCTTCTGGTCATAAGCGTTTACGTAGTCTGCTAGTTCCTTGTAGCACTTGTCAATGAAAGGCTCAATCTGAGTCTTACACGCTTTATCAAGAAAATCCACGACCTTAGTTTTGTCAGGTGTCCCATCCTCGCCAAAGACAGTTCGGACCAAATCACCGACATTAAGGTAAATGGAATCAGTATCAGACGCGATGACATAATCTTGGTCATCAGTTTTCAGCAACTTATTTAGATACTGGTTCATCTTGTTCTCAATCCAACGGATCGAGACTTGACCAGACATTGTGATCGCTTCGGCGTTCTCTAGTTTGTAATACCGGAAGTAATTATTGCCGATAGCACCATAAGCAGAATTAAGCTGAATCTTACGCGCCATCTGAATGTTGTTGCATCGCGCAATCTCTTTCTCCAGGTCTTTCGTCGGCGTCTTTTCATACTGCTGTTTGGCGGCGAGCATCTTCTTCTTGTAGATGGTGCGATCTTTGTAGATCTTTTCCATCAACTCTGGGAGGAAACCACGAGTATCTTTCCTGAACATTGCACCATTAGGACAGACGGCATAGTCCTTGTGCATCTCAAAATTTACTTCCTCATTAAGGATTCGGTCAACTGTAGCCGTTGGGTGCCGTTCATCAAGGAGTGTTTCTGGCGAAATATTGTACTGCATGATGAGATGAGGGTAAAGACTATTAAGGTCAAAACTGACCACCCAATCATACTTTCCTGGAATCGGTTCCTTGACATAAGCACCTGCATACTTGTCGGTCTTGTCTGTGCGCTTCTTTGGAGGAATAACAATGTTCATCCCCTTCAGATAGTTATAAATGATCGAGTCCCACATGCGGACTTGATAGAAAACGTCTGTGAAGTTCACCTTGGCATCATACGCCATTGTCAAGGCCAATTCAATGAGTTTCATCTTGTCTTCCAGTCGGTCAACAAGTTCTACGTCAACGACGTTGTACTCAACAAACTTCTGCCAGTCGTTTGTATAGAAATCTTTGAAGGTGTCGAACTCAGAGTGATCAAGTTTCTTCTGCCCAAGTTCAACCTCAGCAATGTAATCCAGTCGATAGGACTCCTGTGCCTTGTATGTGAACCTCTTGTAGAGATCCAGATAGTCCAGTTGAGTCACACCTCCAATGTCCATGGAGATGTTCCTACGACCCTTGATATACACCTCATCCTCGGTCACCAAACCCCAGGGGGAGAGACGCTTCATCAACTTCTCACCAAGCACCCTACGAAGGCGGCCAGCGATGTATGGGATGTCGAACAGTTGAACATTCCAACCCGTGATTACTTCGGGTGTGTTCTCCATCCACCAATCAATAAAGCGTGTTAGCAGATCAAGTTCTGACTTACACTCAATATAAGTGTGATTCTTCTGCTTGACCTGATAGGGTTTGACACCCCAGGTTTTGATTCGCTTTGTGGTGTAGTCCTGAAGAGTGATGGTAAGCAGTTCTTCCGTGCAGGATTGCACATCGGGGAATCCCTGCTCAGCAGTCGTCTCAATGTCAAGCGTCATCAACTTGATCTTTGAAATATCAAAGTCAATGTGCTCCTCAGGATACTTCTCTGAGATGTATTGATAGATATACCTTTCGTTTCCATAGATGTTGAATCCTTCAACACCATCATACTTCTTGTAGAACTCACGGCAGTCACGCACAAACCCAGGCTGAATGGGTTCAACATACTTGCCATCAAGTGTTTTGAATTTGGTCTTGCGCTTTGAGTCAACGAAAAGAGTTGGTCGAAACTCTTCTCGGGTCATAAAGTGCTCACCGTTGTCGTAACCACGTACAAGAAGTTGGTTGCCGACAAGTTGAACATTGGTATAAAAACGCATCAGTCAAAGAGTTTGTTGTATTTCGACAAGAGGGCGGAAGTGGGTTCTACCACAGTCAATATTTTATCAGATGAGATCATCATCTCATTCTGCATGGTCAGATTCAGTAACCAAGGTTCAAGAGAACCATCATCACAGATGACCACTGGTTCAACCAGTTTACAATCTGGCTGACCAATGTCAGCACCTACCTCCTCAATCTGCGACAACAGTGTCTTCCCGTTCATCAGAACCAGAAGTTGCACATTTTTCCTTAATGACATTTACTTTTTCCTCATAAGATTCTTTGACCTGCTCAACAGGTTCTACCATAGTCACAATCCACGTTGGATCGATGGGAATGTTTTTGTCTTGAGACAAAGGCATCCATGGGAAGAATGACAAACCAACTTTGGCAGGTTCATCAGGTTCTTCTTGAGGAACCTCAGTGCGGTTAATCTTAACCACATATGGATAACTGGCAAGATAACCAACAACTTGGTCGTCTCCAGCAATCATTTCTTGAAAGTCAGCGATGACATCTTCACCTGACTTCAGCAATACGAGTTTGACAGACATTAGATACTTTTCCTCATAGACATTATAAAGGATCGCTCAACCGAAGTCAAGCGATCCGATGCATGGCACGCAGGTGAAATTATTTAGAGGTAATCTTTACGATGATGATGTTCAGGGACTACCTTGCCTAGCGTAATCACGAGAAGTCCATCCTCAAAGGCAACAGATCGAACTTCTGTTTCATCAGATAGAGTCCATGATCTACTGAACGACCGTTGAGCCACACCTTTGTGGACGTAGTTGGGTTGCTCATCCTTCTCCTCTTTCTTACCTTCAATAAAGATCTTTCCATCTTGTGTGTAGACATTCACTTCATCTTTTTTGAAACCAGCAAGAGCGAGTTCAAGTTGAGATTCGGTATCACTAATTTGAATCAGATTGTACGGAGGGTAATTCGACGATGATTCTTGCAACTTAAAGATGCGATCAAAATATTCATCCATACCGATTGTATTACGGGTAATCCGATCCATAAGCTGATCAAGATTAGCCGCGTTGTAGCGGGTGAGGTTTACCATGTGACTTCTCCTTTATAAAGCGAGAGTGTGTTGTGTGGATCCTTTCGGCATCCACTACTAATTATACACGAAGACAAAAAAAGACGGGTGGTGAAACCCGTCGTTTGGTAGCGTATTTTCCGTATGTAGCGTGTCGCGCACGAAAGAGCGACGATTTATTTATCAGTTGTAGTCTTCTTCTTCCCAATATTATACTTAGTCTCTAGTGTCCAATCATTTTTTTCTTTGAATGACAGAACCTTGATTTGATTCAAAGGAGCGATCTCTGTGATTGCCTCAGCGTTGACTACCTCAATAAGTCCCCAATCAGAAAGAAGCTGAGTAATACGATTCCTACGCTGAACATCATTAGGAGTAAGGTTAGCGTGTTTACCATCCAGTGCAAACAATTCCTTAAAGTGGACGATGAAGTACCGCCCCTGCTTATGTAGGATGTGACACGACTGATACAGTTTTTTCTCTTTACGAGATGCAACACCAATACGAGTCAGTGTCTCTCTCACTTTTAAAAAGTCGTCGGGTTCATTCAACTGAACCTCGATCATTAAGTCTTGACTCCAGTTTACTTCTGGTTCTCTCACCGTACTCATTTTATGCCTCCAGTATCAAGTCGCTGTTTGATGTAGTTAAGTTGTTCTTTGGTCAGAATCCTCAAGGCTTGTGTTGCCTTTTCGTTGTTGTAACCATAATATTGTTTGACAATATTTAGATCTTCAACTTTTCCCTTCTTTAACCAAGGGGAGAACCTTTTCCGTTTTCGTAAACTATTTAGATAAAACTGATACTGCATGTCTTTATCGAGATGATTGTGAATGTTCATCTCATTAGCAAACATGATGCAATCAAGATGTCCAGAGAGACATCTATTGACGATGTACGCAGGATAGGACTTGATG